CCCCGACCGACCAGACCGCCCGATCGCCGTCGAGTGGCTAAGACTTCGAGCGCATGACGTTTGGACTTGGGAGATATGGAACGCTAAAGACGGCACCTTTAGAATAGAAGCGCAAGATGATCGCGGCGTTCGTCACGACGTAACTAACGACTACGCGCCCGACCTCGCGGGCGAATACCCGCACCAAGACGAAGAGGGCTTCATATTGCCGTTCGTCTTGTATCATAGCGAGATAGGCGCGCGGCTTTGGAACTACACCACAGGCGCGGAGCTTGTCAGCTCTACGCTTCGAGCGTGCAGCCTTTGGTCATCATGGCAAGAGGGCTTTATCAATAGCAGCTCACCAGTTCGCTATGCTTTGGACTGCGATAGCCAAGCGGGGGTCACTCGCAACATAAACGGCGTATCAGTTTCAGTTCTGCCGGTTGACCGCAAGAGCATAATTAAGATGAGATCGACGGGGCAAGGTAGCCCGACGCTTGGACAATTCGCGCCAGCGATGGAGCCACACAGCGCCGCAGATGCGCTCAACACGTACGAGAGCGGGTTGGCTATCTATGCTGGCTTGAATCCCTCAGACCTCCAGACCACAGGCGCACAAAGCGGTTACGCTATCGTCGTGAGTCGCGATGGGCAACGACGCAAGGCGCAAGAGATAGCGCCAGCGCTGATGATGTCAGATCAACTATTACTAGCGACGGCGGCACGATTGGCGAACCTTTACGGCGGCGCATCGTTACCAACAGCGTCGCGCGATTACTCGATCAAGTATCGAGGACTTGAGGAGAGCGCCGCAGAACGCAAACAGCAAGCAGATACAGTTGCGCAAGAAATGGCGTTAGGATTGATCTCGCGAGTCGAAGCCCTGCGGCGCTTGAATCCTGAGATACCCACGGACGCCGCAGCCGTGGAACGCTTGGTATCCATCAGCAAGACCGACGACATAATAGCGCAAGGCGGCGACGGTGCTGTCGTCGCGTTGCCTGGTGCTGGGTCTGCTCCTGCAAGCGCGACAGCGTTGAACGGCGCACAGGTCACCGCAGCGCAGGGTATCGTAACAGCGGTAGCCGCTGGACAGTTACCACGCGAGACAGGCATTCAAATGCTCTCAAGCTTCTTTAACCTACCGCCCGATCTCGCTAGTCGAATCATGGGCACGGTCGGAAGCACCTTTACTAATAGCCCTAACCCCTAGGTGATACAATGAGTGACGAAGCAACGCCCCCAGCAACACCAGCGCCCGACATGGTACCCAGTGCAAGACTACGCGAGGAGACAACGCGACGCAACGAGGCGACAGCTTCACGCGACGCGGCGCTATCGTCGTTGGTTGACCTTCAAACAAAGTTCGACGCACTCAGCACGACAAGCGCGGCGGCATCTGATACCCACGCTCAAGACCTAGCGTTATACGGCGCGGGCGTTACCGATGGCGAGGTTCGCGACTTCGTGCGCTCACGCTACACACCGACCGAGGGATCGACGTTCAACGATTGGTTAACGAAGCAACGCGGCGAACCGTCGCCGCTGTTAGCGCCGTTCTTACGCACAGCAGCTGCGCCGACCGAAGCACCCGCACCAGCACCCGCACCAGCGCCCGCACCCGCAGCGACAGCACCGAACACGAACAACGGCGCAGCACAGCCAGCCACGCACAGCTCACAGCAATGGAGCAACGACGAGATCAAGACGGCACGGTCCAAGAATCGCGGCGGGCTTGGTGCGAGTAAGGTCGAGATTCTCGCGCAGTTGCGCGCGGAAGGTCTGATCAGTTAAAGAGATTATAGCCACGACGTGACGCACGACGAAATAATGCGATAGGCTAGAGAAAACACAATTCACAAACCTATTTTTTGAGGTGCCCACAAATGGCAAACGAAGTCAAATATTCAAGTCTATTATCTACAGGCGGTCGCATTAGCGCCGTTCTTTCCGCTCTTGTTCAAGAGAAACTACACGACCCAACGGATCTCCGTTCTGTTATGACCTTGGTGCCCTGGGGCGCTTCTGGTTCTGATACTATGGACGTAACTATTGACGCCGCGCCTGGTGCTTTTGCATCAGCCGCAGAAGCCGCAGCGACAACCAACTCGCCATACGTGACGAGTAAGTTCTCATTGCAAGCAGTCAAAAAGACCCGCGTTTATTCACTCACGGATCTGTTCGGTGTAACCGGCGGCCCTATTGATTTGGAGCGCGTTGTCAAGAACCTCACCGACGGTGTTGGTCTTACTATGACCGATCTGTTGACTACACTGTTCCCGTCAATCTCTAACAGCGTTGGCACGGCTGCAGCCGTTTTAACGCTTGACGATATCTACAGTGCACAATACCAGCTCAACTTATCTGCCGCTATGGGTCCATACACTTCAGTGTTAAGCCCTAAGCAGATGAACGAGTTCCGCACGTCACTTCGTGCCGAGGCTGGCGCAATTCAATATGTGCCTGCCTCTGCTGAAATGCTCGCGACTAAGGGACCAGGCTTCCAAGGTTCTTGGAACGGTATTGACATGTACCAAAGCGACTCTGTTGAATCAGTCACAACGACCAAGGTCGGCGCGATGTTTAATAGTTCGGCATTCGCTTACACTATGGCCCCAGCGCGTTCGGCACTGGTACCACAGGAAAGCGTTCTGGTTGATGCTGGTGAGCTTCTCGTTGAGATCCAACGTGACGCGCAAGCAGGCATCACCCGCGCAGTTGCCAACATCTTTGCAGGTGTAGCAGAAGCACAGGACGCCGCAGCCGTTGGTATCATCACACTCGCTTAGTCACTAATTAACCTATTCCCCCAAGGATAAAAATGTCAAACGCAATCAGATTAACATCACCACAAGCGGTCCTAACCGCTATCGACAAACCGACGGGGCTACCGCTTCGTCGGGGCGTTCGTCCTGCGCTCCCTTTCGTCTACGTGGTATACCCGCGCGGTTGGGAGTTCGTTGATGGGTTCGGGTTCGTCCCGCAGATGCGCAAGATTATTGCGAAGCCTGGTTGTAATGGCGTTGGTGCAGATGGTCGCCTTTCAAAGCCGCTGGCATCAGTAGCGGAGAAAGGCGGCACGCCAATCATGCCAGAGGATACGCGCCTTGGCAAGTATCAATATTATGTTAGGGCGTACGACACGCAGACCGGCGGCAAATGGTACGTAGACTTTTGTCAGACTGCGACAGTATTACCAACGGGCGAGATCCTTTGGGGCATGAGTACCCCGACAGCGTGGAACGAGTTCCGCGCACACGTTCGGGATTCGGGAATCGTGCCGCCTATGCTCGCTGAGATATACGACGCATTAATGATATTCGAACGTCGCAACCTTGACCGCATCGCGGATCGAGTACACGGCAACCCACGCCAGCAAGCCAAGTTCGATGCGCTAGAAAAAAAGATTAAGGCTATGGAAAGCACTTGGAATAAGGAGCGCAACGCCATGATCTCCAAAACAAAGCCGAAAGCGCTTAAAGCGAAAGCGGCGCGGGTTTCGATATGAGCCGCGAAGCCGTCGACCGCATGACCAAGCAGATAATCAAAGCCAACGATGGGCGCGTATCCCCTGAACAGGCGAAGCGCACAGCTGTCAAGGCTGCGGTAAAGCACGAGCGCGACAAATCAAACAGGGGTAAGAAGTAATGGCGATAAGATACTCAGCACGGTTCGAGGGCGTAACGCTAATTGAGCGCGACGCGGCCAACGTGATCTCAGTATCTATAGAGCGAGAAGCAGTCGCGCCCACCATCACAGCGGCGACCTTCTCACTGATTGACCCGAACGGGATCGCAGTCATTGACGCGCAGACCGCGACCATAGCGGCGGGCGTCGTATCGTACACCATCGGCTCCACCGTATTAGCTGACGAGGAATACGGCCAACGGTGGTTAGTCAAGTTCGCGGTTACAATCGCTGGCGCTGTTTATACTTATTACAATGACGCGGCGGTATGTCTCGCGAGGTTGTCGCCGCCTATTACTCACGACGACATCACAGCCCGTCACGGTGACATAGCGAACCTGCTACCCGCTGGCACGACATCAACGCAGGCATATATCGATGCGGCTTGGATTGAAATAACCGGCGAACTCTATAGTGACGCGGTCCCCTTCTGGACAATGCGAACGGTTAGCGCATTGCGCCAGCCGCTGATCCTGTTGGCGTTGACCTTAATATTCCGCGACTTCTCAACGCTGGTCGACGCGTCCGACAAGTACGAGATCCTATCTGATAAGTACGAGAAACAAGCGCGAGCGGCTTTGCTTAAAATGCGGGCATTCTTTGACCGTGCAGAGACTGACACGGTGGACGGTGAGCGCAAACCGACAGCGGGATTAATTCAGTTATCGGCTAGTCGTCGGCGGCTCTATTGACACCCGCCGCCGCATTGTCGGCAATGATTGCGAGGCTACAAACCGTCACAGGTTTGGACGAAGCGCGATCACCTCTTGGAGTTCGGAACGCGTCAGCGGCTCGGATCGATAGGTCGTTTTCCGTTCGCCCTGGGGGACTATCGCTTTCAGATGGAGGCGGTAGAGGGCGAGTAGATGCGCGCGGCCTTAGGGTCGCGCAGCGGCTACGCGTGGAGCTTGGGCACCAACTGAAGCCAAGCGCGGGCGCATCGGCACCCGTTCAAGCTCTTACCGACCTCCACGCCGCATTGAAGGCGATACACGTTCCAGGCACTTCGCTAACTGAAGCGGGCTATGTCGTCATCGCTGACATCTCATCAGAGTACGTAGGCAGCGGCGCGTATATCGTGCACACTATCGACATAGACCTCCAATACTATCTAGCGTTGGTGTAGACGTGGGCGCGGTTAGTGTGGATATTCAGATACCCGCTATCAATTCCTACATCGTGCGCAAGCACGGGCGGCCCCGTTCACTGACGCCCGAAGAGGACGACATTCTCACGGACTTCGCTAACCTGATACAGCAAGCAATCCGCGACCGTTGGCCAGTTGACACGGGCACGAGCCGCGACCAGTGGGAGGTATCAACGATACCATCAGGCGGGCGCGTTTCAATACTGGTCGAGAATCCAATGTATTACGCTGAGTTCGTCCATGGTGGGCTATGGAGTTCGCTAGTCCCTGCGGTATGGAATATCGTTAAGCCCGATCTGATTAGTACGCTTAAGGACGCGATAGACGATACCGAAGAAAGCTTGAAGCCGAAGAGCCGATCTATATTCAATCTATTTCGGGCGGCGTCATGAGTAAAGATCCCGTATCAATGCAGATAACAACGACTATTGATCTCACGCATATACTGCAACGCTTAGAGGGCGAGGCGCTGGATATCTTCGAGGAGAACGGGCGCGTGATGCAGGCGGCAATTAAAAAGCAATGGACGGGCTGGAAGTATAAGAACCGCGACCGCGCGACCGTTGGCAATTCCCGATCTGGTTGGGGCCACAAAATACAAGCGACAGAAGGCAAGCGCCAGATATTATTTTTTAATAAAGCCAAAGGATACTACTCTGGTAAAGCTTACGCCGCTAACGTCGCGAGAAGTAAAGGGGCCACACCTGAGTGGGAATTGGCGCGCGATATGATTATAGTTACGTACCTCCCGAAGATGATTAAAGAGGTAACGGCGGCAATTAATAAGGGTATGCGCCCTGGTCCACGTAAGACCGTGCGGGGCAACCACTCAACGAGTTATAGTAGAATAACAATTACATAAGAGAGGCACATCATGGCAGCATCAGTAGTACCAAAGATTATGCGCGACGGCGAGATCACAATTCTCGACGGAGCCGCAGCGACATACACCGTATCGTACGAGGACGGCGACTTCAGCTTCGGTAAGGACAAAGATGCGCGCATCGTAGTCCGTGACCGTGGTAACATTGTAGGAGTACGTAAAGGCGATAGCCCTGTAATCAGTGGATCGTTTACGGTACACCAGCGCGACTTCACCGACGGAACGTCGCTAACGCTTGTTGATATGCTCGACGGTACAGGTTCAGCTTCAACGCACACCTCCACAGGTTCAGGCGCTTTTGAGGATTTCATGGTCAACTTCAAGCTAAGCATTGAAGGCACAGACCACGGCGACAGCGCAGACGGAACGGCGACGTTCTCCAAGTGCATCGCGTCTTGGTCATTCACCGAAGGCCAACCAAACAAGATCAGCGTATCGTTCGAATGCTTCGGCGGCATTGCCTTTACAGGCCAGGCGTAACGCATGGACTTAACCAAAGCCCCCAAGGTTTTTCCCAAGTCGTTTGTTATTCGTTTGGATCTCGTTACCGCGCTAGGCTCGACGCCCGACTCGTCAACGCTCGCGCGGCTTTGTGCCGCTGCGGTGTTGCTTCGTCTTGATGTCGCAGACGCCCCAACGCGTAAGCACGGAGAGAACATAGCCGCATACGGTGAGCGTTCTCTCGAATGGCTAATGTCCAAGGGTGTCGCGCCTGCTACGATCTTTTCAATAGGGAGCGAGTGCGCGTCTGAACTAGGCACTTCGCTGCCAAGTACACAAGAGGTTGATGATGCGGTATCGGATTTTCCCGAAGCGGGCTTGACAGACTCGCCATAGTTATCGGTAGGGATTGGGCGAAGTCCCCCGATTGGTTTTATTCCCTACCACGGCACCACCAAGTATCGCTGATCGCTGAGCACGCACTAAGACACGACACGCCCGAAGAACTGAAAGAAAGAGAAAAGAGAAGATTCAACTCGATGATAGGGGGATAAAATGGCGACCAACGGCGGCGATGTCAAGTTCACCCTATCGGGCGATTCAACCAAGCTCAACAAGTCGCTGCGTGACGCGTCCAAAAACCTCGGCAAGATGCACAAGGCGGGTAAGGGCGCGTCCAATAGTCTATCTAAGGAATTAAAGACCGCGGCGAAAGGCGCGGCTATTGGTGTCGCCGCTGTCGGCGGTGCGCTTCTCATGGCGTCGAAAGCCGCTTTCGCGCTGGCGGCTGGGTCTAGTGCATACCTCGATGAAATGGTACACGGTGCGGCGCTCGCTGGCCTGACTACTAAAGAGTTCACGACTATGGGCTTCGCTATCGAAGCCGCAGGCGGTAAGGCCAGCCAGCTTACCCCAGCAATGGCCACCCTGACCGATGGAATGGCGCAAGCACGAGACGGGACCAAAGCGTACGAGGAAGCATTTGGAGCTCTGGGTGTAGAGGTCACTAAGGCTGATGGCTCTCTACGAGATTCTGGAGATGTATTTGGCGAGGTGACAGAAGCACTGTCCGAAATGGAATCACAGACCGAAAAGAGCGCGGCGGCTCAGGCCATCTTCGGCAAGCGAAATGCATCAGTGGCGTTAGCTCTTGGTGAGGCTAACGACGTGACAGCGGAGTTTAGCGCGATAGTCGACACAATGATAACGCCGGAGAACCTCGCGCAGTCGGCAGCGTTCGATGAGTCAATGGCGCGGCTACAGTTGAACGCTAAGAGCGCTATGGTTCAGATTGGGTCAAAGCTTACGCCCGTTATCACGGATATGATGGACGCGGCGTCAAGGGCAGCGCCGTGGATTATTGGTATCTTCAAAAAGGCCGTACCGTTTATAGAGAACTTCGTCAACGGGGCACGGTTCGCAGGCGCGGCAATCGCTGATATGGCTACTGTAGCAATAGCCACAGGTAAGGTCATCGGCGCGGCGCTATTGGTACCGTTCAAGTTCGTACTTGAACAAGTAAACAAGATACGGGTGTTGATGGGTCAAGACCCGTTCGAGCTGGAGTTCCTACAGAAATCAGATCTGAAAGGGAACATCTTAGCGCTAGGTGATGCGATTGGCGATCTCGGTATCATGGGCGGGAATACTGGCGACGTATTGCGGGCGGGCTGGTACGGAGCAGGGCAGGGACTAGCCGCAGCGGGCGAAGAGACCGAGACACTCACGCGCAAGATGAACAAACTAACCGCAGCGGTTGAAGAAGCAGTCGGTGCGGCTGACGAGTTCAACCCCGATGACTTCAATCTCGGCGGGTTCGTATCGGACGGCGGTTTCAATCCCGATGACTTCTCGTTTATGACGCCCGAAGAAGTCGCGGAAATGAACAAAGAGATCGCGGATAACGAGCGCGACGCCTTCGAGCAGCGGCTAGGATACGCTGGCGACTTCGTCAACGCATCGGGCGATCTAGCCGTCGGGCTATCGGCACGACTAGGGGCGAGCGCCGAAGAGCAGGCTATGGCGTCTTATCTTGTCTCACAGACTACAGCACTTGCAGAAATTGGAATCAATACCGTAGTCGCCGCGAGTAAAGCAGCAGCGCAGACAGGGGTACTAGCTCCGATCTCATTGCCTGCGATCTACGCACTAGGTGCGGTACAAGCGGCGGCGGTACTCGCTACACCCGCGCCCAAGTTTCACAGCGGCGGTATGGCACCAGATGAAAGGCTCATCACAGCGCAAACAGGTGAGGCGGTATTGTCGCGGTCTGGTGTCGCTGCGGCTGGTGGCGCGTCTGGCGTTAACAACTTGAACAGGGGCGGCGGCGGTGGTGCAATCGTCGTTGTCAATCAATACAGGCACCGCGTGTTTGATTCTTTTATAATGGACAACTTACGCCGCACAGGTTCACCACTAGCGGCGGCGATAGGTGCGACAGGAAATAAGGCGGGGATCTTAAGATGACCATAAAGACACCAGCGACATTCAAGGCGCTAATAATCCCAGATACTCGCGCGTCGTTGTTGGGTTCTGATTCGACATACACGCAAGCCGATCCAGTTGTTGGGACTCCAACCAAGATGAGCGGCCAAACGTCGCTAACGCTCGATGCTAGTGGTTCTGTAGACGTATCCGAGGACATAGTTATCCAAGCCGCGTCAAGCGGCGGTCGAGGCGGTGCGGGCTTCTTATGGAAAAATAAAGGAGATGCGAAGTACCGAGGGCATAACGGCGCAACGCTGGTGCAGTCATGGCGTGCCCTGGCTTACTTCGACGGTACAGGTTCACCAGTTGAAGCAACAGACCCGCAAGCGGTAACGCTCGACGATGGCGTAATCGTCTTAGCGTTCGAGCGCCAAACAACGCTATTCCGCGAAGTCGTGACCCGCAAGTATACGCCTTTAACCGATACATGGGGATCGGTGACTATCGTCTATCAAACCACGTCAACGGGTGCGACGCTTAACCCGACGCTGGTCGTGTTACCGTCGGGGCGTCTGCTTTGTTTTCATTGGGTCATCGCTTCGGGTATCTACAATATACGCGCTCACTTCTCAGCGAACAGCGGCACGACGTGGGCCGTCGCTTCGCGTGGCGTATTGAACGAGACGATAGACAGCGGCACCTATGCCGTCGGGCGATTGCGCGCGGTATTCTCTGGCATCGGTATTGCGTTAGCCGCTGAAGTTGATCTCGGTAAGATCTGGCAATACTACTCAACCGACCTTGGCGCATCGTTTACGAAGTTATCCGACGTACTAACATCATCATATACGCACGACCTAGTAAACCTGAACGGGTCGCTTGGTCTGCTTACTATTGTAACGGCTGGCAACGGTTCGCCTAAATTGCGCATAGTAGGATCTATCACTGAACCGTTCGCCAATGCCGAAGTCATCGCGATACCTGGCGGCGATTGGGGGCATACTGGACCGACAGATCAAGACCTCGCGTCATGGGTCGATGACGACGGGGCGCTCTTTGTCGTCGGTCGCTTGGTCAACTCCACCGATCAAATAATCGGGCTGTGGTCGCCTGCTCCCTATACTGAGTGGTCGTACCTTGGCGAGTCTGCGACGACGATCGGCACCGTAAAAACGGGCTTAATAATTGACACGACGACGACAAGCGTATACCCGCGCTACCTATCGGCGACCTACGCGGGCGGGCGGGCTATGCTGTTTCATTCTTGGAGCGCGTCGGGTTCAGCCTTTGACAACTCAATAGCGGTTGCGGCGCTTGGCGGTTGGTCTACTGCGCCGATGGGTTCAGTTGACGATAGCCTAGACGCCGACAAGACCGGCGGGTTCACTGCTTGCTATTTCCCGTACGACCTCCCGAACACTGGTGCCGCTTGGGTGGCGGTCGGCGGTGGGACGGCTGCGCTAGTATCTGGCGAGCTGGCGTTGTTATTGGGCGGAGGCGCGAACACAAAATACTATAAGAAGAATCCCGCTGGGGCGTTTGCTAACGGTATGCTCTTCGCGGCATCGGTCGCGGTAACCGCTGGCGGCATTAATACGGCACCACGCGCGGGTGTTCAGTTACGCGTAGCCGATGGCGCATCTGAGATCAAACTCGAAATACGCATGACCACGACAGGGTTCTTAGTTTATGACAAGATAGCCCTCGCGACATTTGGCGCGGCTGTCGCCGTTGATACGACGGGCGGCGTTGATCTCTTGGTACATATGAAAGACACGACGGCCAGCGTCTACTATCGGATAGCGAGCAGCGGCGAGGACTTCGAATACATCGCAGGACCCACCGGAACGATTACCAAAAAGACGGTAGGCGCAGCGGCGAACAATCAGATCTTCTTCGGGCGCATCGCGTCAAGCGCCGTCACGTCTATGTCCGTGACCAGTATCCAATATGCTATGGACCTACACACGACGACACCCGCAGCCGTCACAGCCGACCAACGCGGGCGGGCTTTCCCATCTTACGTCGCGGGCGGCATCAGCGCAGATCAAACGGGCGTAGCATACACGGGAGACATTCACAATATTCCTATCGAGTACGACTACGCATTGACTAGGGCGTTACCTTTAGCGTCGCCACAGTCGCCGCGTATTGGTTGGCGCTCGACCGATGAGACCGAAGCACTAATAGCGGTACTCTTCTCAAACACAAAGACCGACGTAACCGAACTAGGCGGCGATCTGTTGGGGGTCCATCTTGAAGGGATCAACTGGTCAGCGGGTACAGTTCAAGGATACAACGGATCCGCGTGGGTAGACCTCGCAACGATTGACACGACGGTTGGCTATAAGTCCCTAACCTATGACCGCGTTGGTAATATTATACGCCCTGCTAATGTCGGGCTGGCTGGCGTATGGTCGGACGCGAACGAGTGGGCGGGGTCGCATTTCAAAATGATTGCTGGCATCGGCGGCGCATGTCGCAAGATTCAAACAAACAGCAGCGGCGAGTTCGTTCTCAGCGGTGGCCGCAAGCGCGTATCGTTTACGCTTGAAGGCGTGACGGGTACGGAGACAACAGGCGGCGCGCTATCCAATGGCGAGATCTGGCCGTCACGCGCTACAATATTGATCCCCCTGGCGGGCGTTGATTACTCAGCGATACGCATAAAGATAACAGC